AGTCTGGGGCCGCTTTTTCTGTTATGCAAAAAAACCCTGCTGCCGCAATCTTTGACATTGCAGGCCGTGCTAACTCAAACCCGTTAGCAACCGCTTTTAGCACCAAATTTGGGCGGTCTGCTAGCCGTGTTATCTGGCCGGTCTTTGAAAGAAAGATTAGTGATATCAGCGCCAACGTTCAAAAGGTTGTTGATGACGTTATGGCTGAAGCCAACAAGAATTTGAAGGTTATCTAATGGCTATTTCCATTCCCATTATTTCAGATTTTAATAGCAAAGGCATTGACAAAGCCATTAGGGAATTTAAGAAACTAGAAACCAACGGCCAGCGTGCAGCGTTTGCCATTAAGAAAGCAGCAGTCCCAGCAGGTCTTGCACTGGCAGCTATGGGCGCTTTTGCTTTTGACGCAGTTAAAGCGTTTGCTGAAGATGACGCTGCAGCACAAAAACTGGCAACCACTTTACGAAACACCACCAAAGCTACTGACGCTCAAGTTAAGTCAGTTGAAGACTTCATTACTAAAACTTCTATAGCGGCAGCTGTATCTGATGACGAGTTACGGCCAGCGTTAGACAAACTTGTACGAGGCACCAAAGACGTTACTGAAGCACAAGACTTACTTAGCCTGGCGCTAGACATTTCTGCTGGTACAGGCAAAGATTTAGGGGCCGTATCTGACGCCCTGTCCAAAGCATTTAACGGCACTTTAGGACCGCTAAAGAAACTAGACCCAGCTTTAGCAAGCCTGATTGCAAATGGTGCTACGACAGATGAAGTGTTTGCTGCTTTAAGCAAAACGTTTGCTGGTCAAGCCTCAGTTGCCGCCAATACTGCACAAGGCGAAATGAAAAATTTAACTATACAAATGGGAGAATTTAAAGAATCTATCGGCAAAGCTGTTATGCCTGCTTTACAAGCACTTATGCCGTACTTGATGAAGTTTGCTACATGGGCGCAAGAAAACCCTGACCTGGTAAAGATTGCAGCGGCTGCCATTGTTGGTTTAACTGCTTCGATTGTTGCCATGAACATTGCTATGGCATTAAACCCGATTGGTGCAATGGTGTTGGCTTTTGGTGCAGTCGCTACAGCTGCAGCTATTGTTTATGTCAAGTTTGAACAGTTCAGACCGTTACTACTTGGCCTGTTTGGACCTGCTGGCATTGCTGTTGGCGCTGTGCTGTATTTTAAAGATTCAATTATTGACGCTTTTAGCATTATTTACAATGGCATTAAAGCCACTATGGGCTTTGTGGCCGATGTTATTACAGCACCGTTTAAAGCAGCGTTTAGGGCTGTTGCCTGGCTGTGGAATAACACTGTGGGCAAGCTGTCGTTTAAAGTTCCCAGTTGGGTGCCTGTTATTGGTGGTAGCGGTTTCGACGTACCAGACATTCCTATGCTTGCCAACGGTGGCATAGTCACAGGTCCGACTTTGGCAATGATTGGTGAACGTGGCCCTGAGGCTGTTATACCGTTGAATCGTGCCGGTGGCTTTGGTGGCGGCGGTGGCCAGACAATTAACTTATACAACACTTCAGCAGACCCGCAATCAGTTGTGTTGGCCCTACAACAATACATTAGGGACCGCGGCGCTTTACCGATAACAGTTAACCCAACAGCGTTTAGAGGCTAATTGTGGCTGTTACTTACACTTACGCTTTCACTGCTTTAGGACAAGGTTTTAATTACGATTTAACCGACCAAATGCTTTCGTTTACTAGCGACCTTGACGCAGGAATTTTTACATTAGGTACTGCTTCGGCTCAATTTACAGTAAAGAATTTTACCAGCACTTTCACGCCTGGTGCAGGTGGGACATATTCAACTACTAACTGGTTTAATGCCATTTTTAAACTAACTTTGACTGCAGCTGAAGGTGCATTTTCAGCTACAGGAACAATTTTTGAGGGCAACTGTACAAATTTTTCTATTGACTCGCAAGAGCAAGATTCAAAAGCAACTTTTACTTGTGTCGACGCTGTGAGCTTTGTTTCCAATTCAAAAACAAACGTTGTTGGGACTACTACAGCGCAAAGCATGGAAGCAAAAATGTTTGAATTATTTGATTTGCTTCAATTTCCAGTTGTTGACGTAAACGCTTCGATGGCTATACAAAGCATTGGTGTTAATGATGGTGGCTCTTCCACGCCTAAAGTTTCAGGTACACCAACGGCAGGCAGTGCTTCAGATTTAATAGCAACAAGATATTTGCCTGCTACCGGCACAATTAACTGGCCAACTTACGGTTTAGATGTTTTTGGTCTATGGAATTATCAAACCAACATGCTTTATTTTACGCCAAAAAAGTCTACTGGCTACACTGTTGGCCCATACAAACTTTACGGCAGTGGCATTGCAGGCAGTGATTTGCCGTTAAAAACTTTGACTGCCGCTTACAATAAAGCAGATTTTGCTACAAATGCACAAGTCACCAGCACAACAGGTGTAGTAGTCGAAGCCGCTAGCGGTGCCAGCACTACAACTTATGGAACCAAATATATTTCATGGCCCCAGGCGCCAGCGGTAACTTCAGGTCAAGAGTTTCAAACCGCTGCACTTGTCAATCGTTACAACACTTTTGATTATGTGCCAACATCGGCAACCACAAATCTTTCAATGGTCAAAGCGTTAAACAGTTATGCAAGCGCCGCAACGTTTATGGGTTTGTTAGATATGAGCAGTGGCATTTGGGAACGATTAGAACTCAAATACATACCTTATGGCACAGCTGTAACAATCATTTCACAAAATGTGATTACTGGCAGGACTATTAGCGGTACGCCTGAAGATTTGACTATTTCGTTACGGACAAAACAGTGGAATAACTGGTCTGCTTTTATACTTGACAACGATTTTGACGGCATTTTGGGTGGCGGCAGTATTACTTACAACCAGCCTGAAATTGTATATGATGAACCTGAATGGATTTATAACGACACAAACGTCGAACAAGGCTCAAGGCTAGGTTGGTAAATTATGGCTATTACTTATCCCACAACGCTTGACGCTTTCACTAATCCGACAAGCAGCAGCTTGCTGACGTCGCCGTCGCACGCTCAACAGCACTCAGACATCAACGACGCAGTTGAGGCCCTAGAAACAAAGGTCGCTATCGGCAACACCGTGTTAGGCACCTACACGGCATACACGCCAACTTTTGCCAATGTCACGGCAGGCAACGGCACGTCACTAGGCGCTTACTGTCGGGTCAATAACTGGGTTCACTACTACGGCTCATTCACTTTAGGGACTACTTCAGCGGTGACAGGCGGTATCACAATTAACTTGCCAATTAACGTCAACGCCGACATGAGTGCATTAGGTCAAAATCAGGGCTTAGTAACTTTTTACGATGTTTCTGCCACAACGGTTTATCAGGGTGTGGCACGCTATGTCAGTTCTGTTTCAAGTGTGACTGCTTCACATATTAACGTGGCAGGCACTTATGCAATAGCTTCGAACGCTAACGCCACAACGCCGATGACTTTTGCTACTGGCGACATCATCAACTTCAATCTCTATTACAGGGCGGCATGATGAACCTTTTAGCAGACCACGAAACGACAGCACCTGATGAATGGCTGGTGGAACGTATGAGGCTAGTCCGTGACGCTCTCCTAGTCGAGTCCGATTGGGCGATGATTGCCGACACCCCAACCGACAAAACGGCATGGGCGATCTACCGCCAGCAGTTGCGTGACTTCCCGAAAACATGGACCCCAGCCCCAACCGTAGATTTTCCTGAAAGGCCTTAAATCATGGCGATTTCACCTAACGATGACTTCACTGCCGGTCAAGTTTTGACCGCCACAGAATGTAACCAGTTTCCCCGTGGCGTCATGGCTTTTGCTGCTTCAACTACTAACTACACTTTGACAACTTCAACAGCAATAACAACAGACATGACAGTGACATGGACTGCTGTAGCCAACCGTTACTATCGGATTAGTTACTATGAACCACTTGTGGAAACTTCAACGGTAAGCGCCTCGTACACAGCATTATCAATACGACCAACTAACGCCGCTGGCACACTTACTCAGCAAGGCATTTTGACAACTGTTGCTGCCGTAAAAAATACTGGCTCATTGAATGTTTCCGTGATTTATAGCAGTACGGCAGGTTCTAAAACTTTTGTGGGTTGTGCTATTACAACAAGCACGACAGGTACACCACTTTTGAGTAGAAGTGTTTTTAACCCGTCGTACATGCTTGTTGAGGACATAGGGCCGTTTTAATGAAAATTTTGGCGGTAGTTGTGGCCCTCATTGTTGGTTTATGGGTTTGGATTTGGGCATGAACATTGCCAACCCATCTAAAGCGTTAATTGCCCTGGTTGCTTTAATTGGCATGATTGTCCTCATGGCTATTGACGGTATAGACCGTTCAGCAGGCACCAACGTCATTGTCGCTATCGTGTTTTACTCAATCGGCAACGGTGTCGGCGCAAAACAAAATACTGTTGTTGAGCCAATTATCGGTAGAAAGAAAGACAAAGAATGACGACCTATCCGGTACTGCCGATCATTATGCCGACAGACCTGACAGGTCAAAAGAATGGTTATGTGGTCGCAGCAGTTTTACGGACTATCCAAAAGCCTTCAGGCAAAATGGAACAGCACGCCGCTACAGCCTGGAACTGTTTACAACTAGCCGCCTATTTTGCAGGGTTGACATTAAACCAGTCGGGTGCCTATAGGACTTACGCCCAACAGCTGGCCCTATTTAACACTCGCTACTCGACTACGGACATGGGCCGTGTCCCACAGGTAACCCGTATCTGGCAGGGCAAGGTCTATTATTTGAAGCCTGGCATGAGTCCCTGTGCTACACCTGGCAACAGTGACCATGGTTGGGGTTTGGCGATAGACGCCGCCGAGTGCACCGTAGGTTCACCAATCTGCAAATGGCTTTTAGGCGACGGTTTCGCTACTTGTGAAGCACTCAAATACGGTTTTACCTGGGCAGTCTCAGACCCCAAAAACCCTAACTTTGAGCCATGGCATTTACAGTACGTCACAGGCGACACTTGGACCCAGGGCGTACAAGACGCCATAAAGGTTTTTCCTAATTTGGTAGCGTAAGCCTTGACTTCGACTTGATTAGTCGGTAAACCAATCCCGACCTGACCCCGACTGAAGGACAAACCAATGAACCTTAAACGCTTTTTAGTGCTATCCGTATTTACCTATTTATTCTGTGCCGTTATCGCTGTGGGCTACCAGAAAGACACACCGGCCAATGTTTATGTGTCTGTACCGGCAACAATTACCCTGGCTGAATTGTCACCCCAGCAGCTACAAGACCGTGCTGTAGAGCTAACAACAACAACTACCAGCACAACTACAACGCAACCAACCACCACTGTGGTGCCTGCCGCTTTGACGTTTCAATGTGCTGAATGGTTCCCAATAGCAATATCTGTTGGCTGGCCCAACAACATTGAAACATTGACAGGGTTATCACATTTATTGTGGAAAGAAACCCGTTGTCAAAATGTGGATTACAAACACCCAGCGTTTAATGGACATGACCACGGCTTGATACAAAGTAACGAAATTCATCGTGCCTGGGCTGAAGAATTGTTTGACATGCCGTTTGAGCAATCTATGTCTGACCCAACAATAAATTTGCGTTTTGGCTGGTTGCTGTATGAGTCAGCCGAAAACCTTTGGGGTTGTGGTTTTCACCCCTGGGGTATGTGTTAAAGCATGTTCAATGTTGACCGCCCCGACTGGCAACAATTAGCAGCATGTCGAGGAATTGACACCAACCTGTTTTTTCCTAGAAACGCTTTAGAGTCAGCGCAAGCCAAAGCCCTGATTAAACCGTTATGTGAAGGCTGTCCAGTGTTTAAAGATTGTTTTGCTTACGCCGTGTCATTCCCTGAAAAGGCTTTACAGGGCATTTGGGCTAATACCACCGATAACGACAGGCGCCGTATCCGCCACGTTGCCACACCGATTAGATACCGTAGGAAATAACCCGATGAAAGGAAACCCGACATGACCACCCACGACATGATTGCTGCCATAGCCAAAGCAGAAATTGCTATGAAATCCGCCCAATGGCAGATAGAGCGCCAGGCCGAAGATGTTGCAGCGTTACGCAAAGCGTTAGTAGAACTGGCGTATGTTGCCGAAGAAAACGGTATCTACCTATCTAACTTGACTAAAACAACACAAGACGCCATTGTTGCTATCCGTTTAGGTGGCTACAAATGAAATGTGAACTATGCAAAGCATGTTTGACCGCTTTTGACCTTCGAGTACAAAACCTGTTGCAGGGCATTTGTTTGAACTGTGGCAAGGCTGGCGACTGGCAACACATGACCCCTGAAGAATCACGGCGCTGTTCAGAACTACATGTTTGGGCAAACATGACACCCAACCAGCGGACCGCCTTCGACAAGATGAGGGGCAGCTGATGGACCTAACTAACTATGTTGACGTACCAACCCGTTTTGCTGCAGCACTTAAACGCTGGCCTGAACTACGGATTAAAGAACACCGCCCCGAAGTCATCACTGTGGCCGACAAAACTTTTATTTCGGTCACCATGCAAGCCTGGCGTACACCCGACGACCAGATACCGGCACAAGCTACCGCCTGGGAACCGATACCTGGGGCCACACCGTTTACTAGAGGGTCTGAGATGATGAACGCAAGCACCAGCGCCCTAGGCCGTGTGCTAGGTCTGATGATGTCTTTCGGCCCTAAAATGGCTAGTACTGAAGAAGTACGCAATCGACAACAAACAACAGCCCCAGCAGTGCTTGTCAAACAGCCCCAGAATGTCCGTACGCAGGCGCTAGGGGCAAATGCTAGTGATAGACCATCTGAAGCCCAAATGAAGTATTTACGAGGTTTAAATTATGAGGGGCCAGCACCCGAAACTAGGGCAGAATGTACGGCCCTTATTAAAAGGTTGGTCCCGTAATGCCGTTGGTGACTTTGACCGACGCTCAAATGGCTACAGCCATGCGTGAAGCTGAAAAACGTATTGAGTCAAGTTGTAATCGGACTAATCGCACATTTACAGGCATAACGGTAACTAAGGAATTAAATCAAAAAGTACATGTTTTAGGCGCTGTCAGTGAAATGGCTGTATCACTTTATTTGCGTTTGCCGTGGACAGGAAAAAACCATTTGGGCGCTAGTGACGTAGACGGTTACGAAGTACGCAGCAGTCAACGAAAAGACAACAAAGACTACTATTTGTATGTTCGTGAATATGACAAAGACGCTATTTACATTTATTGCATAGTCGACGGGCCACAAGTAGTAATTGCAGGATGGGCGACAGCTACAGACGTCAGAACTAAAGGCATTTTGCTATACGAAGATAATCAGTGCTACGGATTACCCAGGCAAGCCCTTTACCCAATGAAAACCCTGCGATGAAAGAGTCAACGTTTCAAAGTAGCGTCATTATGCTTGCCAGGTTGCACGGTTGGCTAGTAATGCACACCCGTGCTGTGGAAATCCGCCCTGGGGTGTGGAAAACCCCGTTACAAGGCCACGCAGGATACCCAGACCTAACTTTAGTGCATGCCAGTCGAGGCGTCATCTTTGCCGAACTAAAAAGCGAGATGGGCCGACTATCTGACAAACAAGAGTTATGGTGCCAAACCTTGTGTGACGCCGGCATGGAATACCACGTCTGGCGCCCCAAAGACATGGATTACATATCGAAGCGTTTAGCAGGCCGTAAAGACAGTCACCCACAGGTCTGATACAGTCGCCACAATTTCATTAGTTGCATGGGTGTACCACGTTTGTAGGTGGCGGGCCGTAAACAGGGGAACCTGGGTAGACCCCTATGCACCGACGCAGGGGAACAGCGTTTCCAAACGGCACAAATGGCTATGGTTATCCACCGAAAACAAATAGACAGGCTTCCATGGGCTAATTGCCCTAAATAGTGGGGGACACAAACCACCCAACACTGTGATGGAATAAGGTAACAACTGAGCAAGCGCCCTTCTTGCTTAGGCGTTAGTTCACTTGACCTTTGCCCTTGACCTTAGGAGTACCCGACAATGCCCAGACAACACACCACAAACGACCTCACCTATCGACGCAACAGACAGACACTGCTATCTGATAACCCACCCTGCTACCGCTGTGGCAAACCAGCTGATACAGCCGACCACATCATTGAAGTAGACCGCGGCGGTACCAATGAAATGGACAATTTACGGCCAGCGTGCAGACGTTGCAATAGTCAGACTGGGGCCATTTACAAAGCCAAAAGAGATGCCCTACGGATACAAGAAAGAAACGCTGCCGTAAACCATTTTTTGGACACAAAACAGACGCCCCCGACCCCTTGCTTCAGCAACATTTTGGGGGAAACTAGCCCTGACCAGCCCTTACTGGAAGGCATTGAAAAGCATTTGCCCAGACTCGAAACGGTTGGCCTGAACCAGCACAGTT